GTACTAAAATTGGTAAACAAATATTGGGATGGTCATAACTATGATGAACCTAGACTTGAAGAAGATATACTTGAAGTAGCAGAAGCATGTCACAGCTTAATCGCAAAGCTGAAAAACAAAGGCATCCTAGAGGAGTAACAGCTATGAAAACAGTAGATGAATTAGTAAACTACTATTACCAATCCAATAACTTCAGTATGCTACGTGAGCGTAGTCAACGTGACTATAAATACTTTCTTAGTGTACTGACAGATGAATTTGGTACGTGTGAATATGGTAGCCTGACAAGCAAGCAGGCGAAGCAGGCGTATGAGGAGTGGGTTAAGCGAGGCATTAGCTTTGCTAATCATGTGTGTACTGTTAGCTCACTTGTATATCGGTATGCTATGGACATGGAACACGCCAAGGTGAATCCATTTGGTAATGTAAAGCGCAAATCTCCACCACAACGTAAGGTTGTGTGGTCAGAAACCGACATAAAAAACTTTCTGGACACAGCATACAGTCAATTTGAGTGGCGTAGCCTTGGGTTAATTGTCCACATGGCCTATGAATGGTGTCAGAGACTAGGTGATATGCGAATGTTACGGTGGAGTAACATAGATTTGGCTAACAGTAAGTTGTTTCTTGAGCAGAGTAAGCGTAGAGCACAGGTAACACTACCTATAGGGGAAGACTTACATGAAATGCTCACGCAACAGGAGCAAGACTTTGGCTTTCAAGACTATGTAGCACCTCGTGTGATACCGGTGAATGGTGAATACCATCCATACAGTATAGAAAGATTGTCTAAGGCAGGCAGAGTTGTCATGCGAGAGGCAGGGTTGGATGATAAGCTAAGGCTAATGGACTTAAGAAGGACAGGCACTACACAAATGGTAGAGGCAGGCGTTTCAATGGGACAAATTATGTCTGTTACAGGGCACAGTAACCCACAATCTGTTAAACCTTACATGAAAAATACATACAACAGTGCAAATAATGCCTTGACTACAAGGAAACACTATGTTAAAAACAGTTAAACTGGTATATAGAAAGGTGATATATACATGAATAATATATATAACACTATAAGTGATATAGACATACGTACAGGTGAGACTAAAAGAATGAACTGTCCTGCTTGTAATGGATATAAAACATTCACTGTGACCAATAACATGGGTAGCTTAATATGGAATTGTTATAAAGCTTCTTGTGATGCTAAAGGTGGAACCAGAGTGCACATGTCAGTGGATGATATTCGTGCAGGGTTTAATGGAGCAGAGGAGTTCGCTGAGAGTACCTTTAGTATGCCAGAGTACATTGTCCCCCATCGTAACAATAAGGACGTTAGTGAGTGGTGTAAGGGATGGGGATTGAATGAAGATGAATTAAATATTATGTATGATGTGAAGGAACACAGGGTAGTGTTTCCGGTAATACATAATGGGACTGCCGTAGATGCTACAGGACGGTCATTAGGTAAACGTATTCCGAAATGGAAACGCTATGGAAATAGTGGGTTGCCTTATGCACATGGTTGTGGTAGTGTAGCGGTAGTTGTTGAGGACTGCGTGAGTGCGGCCATAGTAGGAAGTAGCGGAGTTAGGTTCGTAGGGGTAGCCGTGTTGGGAACATCGCTTTCCGAATCACATAAGTCGTATCTCTCGCAGTTCTCAACAGTTGTTATAGCTTTAGACCCCGATGCGGCAAAGAAAACCCTAGCTATAGCAAAAGAATTACGAGGTCATGTACCCAACGTGCGTGTCCTCAGACTACAAGATGACATAAAGTATCAACACCCTGACGATATGGCATCTTTAAATAACCTTAACCAACAAAGGAGTACATGACATGGAACTATCCCTATTACGCAGTCTTATGAACAAGTCTTTCTACGATGACCATCGTGGAGCGAAGTGTCCTGACAGACTATTCAGTAAAGATGTAAGAAAGATTAAGAAGGTAGTAGACCTTGCGATGGACAGGTATGAACGTACTGTTACACCGGATGAAGTGGAAGCATTGTTTATATCAGACAATCGTACACTGACTACTGCACAGAGACAGGCTTATCTAAGTTTGTTTGCACAGATTAAAAAAGAACAGCCAATGGGCAGTGACGTAGCACAGGAAGTGTTGAGTAAACTATTTCAACAGGTAGTGGGCGAGGACATTGCTAACCTTGGCTTTGATTATGTGAATGGTGATAAGACTAACCTTGAACCATTACGTAACTTACTTGAGCAGTATGGCGATGACTTCACACCTAACCTAAACATTGAGTGGGATGACATTAGTGTTGAAACACTTATGGCTAAGGCGGAGCTTGAGGCTAAGTGGACATTTAATATTGCTCCGGTAACACGTAAGGTGGAAGGTGTATCCGATGGACAATTGATTGAAGTAGGTGCTAGACCTAACGTAGGTAAGACATCCTTCCATGCTAGCCTTATTGCTTCACCCCGTGGCTTTGCGGCACAGGGTGCTAATTGTATTATATTGTGCAACGAAGAACCGACTCACCGTGTAGGTGCTAGGTATCTGACAGCGGCATGTGGTATGTCTGCCCGTGAAGTAAGAGATAATATGAGCAAGGCAAAGCTAGCGTATCAGCCGATAATGAATAACATTAAAATCAAGGAAGCATCAGGTCGTGATATGGCATGGGTTGAATCTGTAGCCAAGACATACAAGCCTGACATACTTGTGCTTGACATGGGTGATAAGTTTGCACAGCATGGTGGCTTCTCAAGACCGGATGAAGCATTGAAAGCTAATGCTATTCATGCAAGACAGATTGCTAAGTCTCATGGGTGTGCTGTATTCTACATGTCACAGCTATCTGCTGAGGCAGAGGGACGTACACAATTAAATCAGTCTATGATGGAAGGCTCACGTACCGGTAAGGCCGCTGAAGCTGACTTGATGATACTGATTGGCAAGTCCCCTGCTGTAGAAGGACAGGATGAAGACAGTCCCTTACGCCATATCAACATTGTAAAAAATAAATTGACAGGTTGGCATGGCATGGTAAACTGTGAGTTGGATTACTTAACAGCGAGGTACGAGGGATGAAGCTAACATTAGACGTAGAAAATACAGTTACACATCGTAATGGTAAGATACACCTAGACCCATTTGAACCGGAGAATACTTTAGTTCAGGTAGGTATGCTATCAGACCAAGGCGTAGAACGTATTGTTACCTTTGACCACAGTGAAGTTGAGGCAGATGACTTTGGTCACACAGTAGTACAGGAGTGGTTGGACAAGGCGAGTGTTCTTATATGCCACAATGCCGCACACGATTTACTATGGATATGGGAGAGTGGGTTCAAGTATGATGGTGATGTGTTTGATACCATGCTAGGTGAGTATGTATTACAGCGTGGACAGAAAGAACCGCTATCTCTTGAAGCTTGTGCTGAACGCTATGAGCTAGACACCAAGAAGCAAGACACATTGAAGGAGTACTTCAAGAAAGGATATAGCACTAGAGATATTCCGCACGATGAATTGTCTGAGTATCTGTCTGCTGACTTACGTGCTACGCAACAGTTATATGACAACATACAGGCACGATTAAACAATGAGGCTAACGCAGGGCTTAAGAGTACAGTAGACCTAACAAACAAATTGTGTGTCTCTCTTGCACGTATTTATCAGCGAGGCTTTACAGTGGATAGCACTAAGCTTGATGAAGTGAGAAAAGAGTTTGAGCAAGAACGCCAAGACTTACAGGAAGCATTACAGATTCACATCAGAGAATTGATGGGTGATACTCCTATTAATCTGAATAGCTCAGAGCAATTGTCTAAGGTTATATACAGTAGGAAAGTAATAGATAAACCTTCTTGGGGTGAACGCCTTGACCCGTTCATGTCCGACAAAGAGTTTCGTACTATGTGTAATACCGGAACGGAACGTATGTATAAGACGGTAGCCAAGCAGTGTACTACATGTAATGGTACAGGTAAGACATGGAAGACTAAGAAGGATGGCACAAAGTATGCTAAACCTAATCACTGTAAGACTTGCGATAGCCAAGGCTACGTACTAACAAATACAAGTGTTGTTGCAGGATTAAAGTTTCGTCCACCTAATGCTAAGTGGGCTAGTGCAAATGGCTTCTCTACATCCAAGCAGAAGATAGAGCTACTAGAGACAGCGGCACGGGCAAAGAACTTAACAGATGCACAGGACTTCTTAATTAAAGTTCGCAGACTATCTGCCGTAGATACTTATCTATCTTCTTTTGTGGAAGGTATTGCTACACATACTAAGCAAGACGGTAGACTACACGTGCGTTTACTACAACATCGTACATCTACAGGTAGACTATCCGGTGCAGACCCTAACATGCAGAACATGCCCCGTGGCGGTACGTT